GAAATGCTTTTCTGAAAGCGATTGAATTCATCAACCGTTTGCAGCAGAAATTCAGATTTTTCGAGAATGATTGGTATGCTTCTTTGGATCAACATGCAAAAAGAATACCACTAAACCAGAATATTAATAAGCAAATATGGAGGCCGCGCTTCCCTCCCGCCCTAAAGGACGGGATCCCCGCGCGCGCAATTTGATGGCAAAAGACTGGATTCAAGGGATGAAAATGAAAAAAGGCGCTCTTCGCTCTGAATTGGGCATCAAGAAAGGCAAGACCATCCCTAAAGCAATGCTGGCGAAAGCAGCGAAAGGAAAAGGAGTGGAAGCTAAGCGTGCGCGCCTTGCTGAAACGCTTGGATCATTTAAAAAACGATAGGAGAGAAAATGAAAAAGATGAAAGAAAAGATGCCCCCATCCAAGAAATTGGTTAAGAGTGGTGGAAAGCAAGTAGCAGGACGGAAATATTCTCAAGCGAAAGAAGAGTATGATGATAAGATCGGCGATGAAGACAATTATCCATCACGCAAACCTGCGGATATTTCAGGCGCTTTGAGAAGAGACAAAGAGGGTTATTCCAAAAAGCCTCGTGTGAAGCCTTCTACAGTGAAAGGTAAGGGGCGTTAATATGGCATGGAGTTCCACATTTCCAGACGGAACCCAGTCCGTAAAGGCGAATCAGCCTATTGGACAGGGCAATACTACATACATTGAAACGGAGCTCAATAAAGATCACTATTGGAATATAGGATCTGATGAGAATGGCCGTCACAAGTCGATCAATATGAAGAATCTTCCCTTAGACCCCGCGGCTCCTTCATCTGGTATGGACGGAGTAATTTATCTAAAATTAGCTAATGCAACCGCTCAAGGGTTTTTTAAAAACACTCTTGCTGCCTATCAATTCATTCCTGGATATTTGACAGGAGTATTTAATGTTGGAACTTCTTATGCAGATATGGTACTCCTTCCAGCTAATTGTTATGGACAGATTTATATGTATATAGTTGGGTCCGAGGATAGGTTTGCGTTTGGAACGTTTAACGTATCTCCAACCGTTTGTCAGGCTTTTATTACTCCTCAATTTGTAGGAAATTCAGGAACTGCTAGCTTTCCTCTTAGGTTTGGAAGTGGAACGGAAGCGGTCAATCTTAATCTTAGGGTGAAAAGTGTATCAACGGGAAACTGGCAATATAGAATCACATATTGGGCGAAATAAATGGACATTTATGAGATCACAGGATATCGGACAGGTCAGGATCAATCAGGTGTAAACTTTCTTGAGCCTCCCGATGCTTTTAGTCTCATTAAAAACGGATATATCAACCGTCAAGTATTACAATCGCGCAAGGGATTTTCGCAATTTGCGAATAGACTAGGGTCTAACCTTGGAGAACAGGCGGACGGGACTCGTGTCATGGGTATTTTCGAACATGTACTGCCTAATAGGACAAAACAGCTTTTAGTTTGTTCTAAAAAATATCTGTATAAATATAATTCAACATCTAATCTTTTTGAGCAGATTCCTCCTATTGCTCCTGCGGCGGATTTTGCTATTTCTGGAAATGACGACTATGTCAGTGGCGTTTCTTACCCTACATTTACTTACGCAGCTCGATTCGTTTTCACTGGGAAGGGGATGACGGATATATATTTTTATGACGGTACAAATGTCAGAAGTTACACAAGTACAGCCGCGGCAGATAATCCGGCCTTTGCTCAACCTCCTGCTGGAACGGGAAATATCACAAAAGCTTTTTATGTCCTGGTCTTTGGTGGGCGTATTAATTTCTGTTCTCCGACTATTAATGGATTAGTGCAAGCTCAGATGATTTTGTATTCGGGGATTCGCAATGTTGCAGCTCTTGCCGCTGATGGAAAGGGTGATAAATTCAATGTCGCCGGATCGGGAACAAAAGTTGCGAGCACATGGGAAAATATGAATGGGGCTTCCCTTCTAGGGCCAACGATAGCTCTCAATTTCCAGAGATCCCAATGGAGAATTGATCTAACCTCCGATTTATTCAATCCTTATTCTTTACAACAAATCCCCTCAACTCTAGGAACTGATGCTCCTTTCTCGGCGGCTCAATGGGAATATAAAGTTGTTTCATTTGGGAAGCCTGGGATTATCGCAATGGATACGCGACAATCTGCACGAATCGATCAGAAGATTCCTTTATTCACTCAAGACTCGATGGATTCAGGTTTGTTCGGGTTGACATACGGAGGATTTGATCGGATAAATTCTCAATTTCTATGGGCTTATAAGGATGCTATTGAGAATCCAGAGGGGACTACTCAAGATAAAGTGTTGTGCAAAAACTACCTCGAAAATAGTTGGTCCGTATTTGATATGTATTTCAGCGTCTTCGGCCAAACAGATTTAGGGACTGAATTAGCATGGAACAATATTGACGAAAACATAAATCCGTCATGGCTTGAATGGAATACAACCGAGGAGATCTGGAATCAGATCGGACAGACGAAAGATCAACAAAAAACTCTTGCCGGGGATAACGATGGATTTGTTTATCAGATTCACCAAGATTTCGATGATTACTTTCTCAATATTTCTGGAATTACCCAGGCCTTCCCAGCCGTTATAACCGTCTCTCACCCTCAATTTGAAGTTGGGGATTTAGTGGTGATTGAAGGAGTGGTTGGCATGACAGAGATTAACGGCCAAACAGTAGCTATCGAATCGGTGTTGGGGGATACGATTACAGTACCAATAGATAGTACCAACTATTCGCCCTATATTTCTGGAGGGACCGTCTCAGGTATAATCGATTTTCAGGCGAAGATGAATCCGTTTAATCCTTACAGATCATTGGGGCGTAAAATCTGGATTTCACATGTAGAGTTTTTGTTAGATACGAATGCGGGATTTTTAATGGTGGACGTTTATGAAGATGAGCAAGAGTCTCCTTTCCTGAGTGATATTCCGATTATCCCTTCCGTTTCATTGATAACACAGGCAAGAGAATGGATTACGATGAGTATAAATTCGGAAGCTAACTTTTTGACATTTGTCTTGAAGCAAAAAAGCGCGGGTGTCCAGGTGCGTATGACCTCGATGAGGTTGCATTGCAAACAGGGAGGGTTTACAAGTGGGTAAAATTGCAGACGTTCTCTCAGTGGGCGATCGTGAAGGCATGACAGTTGAAGAGCTTTTGCGCATTGTTGAGGACATGTATATTAAGATTGCCAGCTCTCTTAATTCGAAACCTGATATCGTGCAAAGAGATACAAATGGGCAAGCGTCCGATACATTTTTGAGTAACGGGGATATAAATATTAATCTCTCAACTAACAAGGTTGAGATGCTGACGAATCACCAAGCGACCACGGTCACTTGGACAACATTATCTTAGGGAGAGCTTATGTCTTCAGCCATATCGAATATAGCAAGCACAGCAGGAACAGGTTTCATGATGGGTGGTCCCTGGGGGGCGGCCGCAGGCGCAGGGCTTGGCGCATTAGGGTCAGTTTTCGGAGGTATGCTTGGAGGCCAAAAAGAAACTAAGCTCCAAGGTCAACAAAAGCAACTTGTCGATCAATTGCTCGGTTCTTTGCAAGGTAAAGGACCGTATAGCGATTTGTTCTCAGCCGATGAAGGGACATTCAAGAGAATGTACTCCGATCCTGCGCGCAGGCAATTTCAGAATATAACGGCTCCACAAATTCAGCAGCAATTCTTGGCTGCCGGACAAGAAGGAGGATCTGGTATTGAGGATGCGCTTGCACGGGCCGGCATTGATATGGATGCAAAACTCATTCAGGGATTCCAACAATTCCAACAGGGTGGTCAGAATCGTCAGATGGATGCGATGAGCCGGATTCTAAGCCAGCAAGGCGCGCCTGATGAGTTAGAATTTTGGGATAAGCTCAAAGGAGCTACGGGTGGGTATCTTTCAAGTCCTTCATTTGGCCAAGGTGCAAAAGATATTTTTGGCGCGTTTAGCCAACCTAAACCTCCCCTCGATCAATCGATAGTTAACCCACCTTTACCAACAGTAGGATTCCTATCATGAGCATGCCATCACCATTTGAATTAGCAAAAGGCATCGGAACACAGTTTGGAGATGTTCAAAAACATATTAGTGAACAAAACACGATGAATCAGATCTTGCAAGAGGCTCGCAATCCTCAAGGTGCTCCCGATATCGGAAAGATCCTCTCGTACGCTTCGAATTTATCACCAGAGAAACAACAGTTGGTGAATAATTATTTGCAGCAGATTCAAAAGCCACAGAAAGATGAAAGACAAATAAAATCTGAAGAAGCAACACAACAAGTCCAAGGTGCGTTCAGTAGAGCCGAGGAAATATTAGATTCTGGAAGTACTGGATTTAGTCTGGGCGCGCTAATGCCCAAAGGAAGGGAAATGCGGGCAGAATTAGACACACTCGGAGAAGTGTTTATAAGTAATTTGATCCCTTTACTAAACCCACGAGGAACTATTTCTCAAGCCAGATTTAATTATATAAAAAGTTTAGTACCTGGTTCGTCGGATACGGATGCAACAATAAAAGGAAAGTTGGCCGCTCTTAAGGACATCTTTAAATTGCAAGGCCAAGAGAAGAAGATGGAAAAAACAGCGAAAACAAGAGAAATGAAAGATGCGCAAGGAAATTCTTATGATATTCCTGCTGAACTTTACGAAAAGGCTCTTGCTCAAGGACTAAAATAATATGAGTGAAAAATTGGATTTTTCTCAATTTCTTAGAAAGACAGACAAAACTCCTTCACAAGAAGAGTCAATTTCCGAATTTGCTCAATATAAAAGAAAACCAGAAACTCCGAAGCGTGGACTTTACGAACAATTTGTAGAACGTCCGGGACAAATAGCCGGTCAAGCCGCAGTGGCTGGCATTCGGGCCCTTCCTAGGACAGCTTTTGATTTACTAAAAACAGTTGTCTCAGCGACAGGTGGGGACATTTCTAAGTTGGAAAAAGCACAAAGTCAATCCCCTGAATGGTTGAAATCTGCTGCATCAAAAGCATTCCCTACTTACGAAGAAGTGCGCACAGGTCAACAAGGCCAGAAAACTTTTACTGAAGATAAATTGCTGGCTCAACCAGAAGGTGCATTTGAACGCGGAATTGAAAAATTCGGAAGATTTGTCGGAGAGGCCCCTGCATTTGGTGGAGTGGGAGGGGTAAAAGGATTAGCTTCTCTAGGTGGGTTAGCTACAGGTGTTCAGGTAGCTGAAGAGAGCGAATTAGGCCCTGTAGGACAGATCTTGTCAGGTGTGGCAGGAGCGTTCGTTCCTGGGGCTGCATTAGGTACACTCAAAGGCGTAGCTAAAGCGCTCACGGCTCCCAAGAAATTGATTGCGAAGGGCGTTTCTTTATTTACTCCAAAGGATACTCTTGCTCTTCAGAAACAAATTATAAGTGATGCGCGAGAGGCTGGAGTTCAGTTAGATATCGGTTCTTTGACAAACAGTAAGATGATGAAAGGTCTTCAAACTCATTTAGCTCAATCCCCCCTCACTGGAAACGCTCTTGAAGAATTAAAGGGACGGTTATCGGCACAAGTAGTAGGTGGGTATAAGACTATCGCTGAAGATTTAGGTAATGCAAAATTTGAGACTGTGCATGATGCTGGAGAAGCGGTACAAAATAGACTTAGGGTCGAACGCGATGTAAGCAAAGCTCAATACAGCAATATCTATAATGAAGCTACAAAAAGACTAACTGATAAGTCGACTGTTTATCCTGATCGAATCATTTCTATGATTGATAAATTAGAAACTCAGCTTAAGCCAGGGAGTTTAAAAGGAACTGAACAAAAAGCAGTCTTACAATTTATTGAAGATCTAAAAAAGGATGTGATGCATCCTACCGGGGAGTTGAAGTCTGCTAAAGTTAAAGACCTGATAAATGACAAGATCGCTATACATGATATCGTAGATTATGAAATTGAAGGTGGCACAAAACAGTTATTAAAACAACTTGCGAAAGAGATTGATACGACAATTCAACAATACGGTCGAGAAGATGCTCAATTTGCTAAAAACTATAAGTTAGCTGACAAGAAATTTGGTGAGCATGCAAGCACTTTCCGCAATAAAAATATCGCCTCTTCATTAAAAACACAAGATCCGCGACAGATCCTCACAAAAATGAATACCACTCGGGGGATTAGAGATATCAAAAAGGCATTAGATTCCTCAGCTCAAGGCAAAGAGCTATTTAAAGATCTCTCAAGATTTAAATTGGATCAGATCCTAGAAAAAAATCTTGAGTACGGGCTTAACCATAATATTAAATTCGGAGGGTTCGCAGGATCCCTGAAACACGGAAATAACAGGGAGATAGTTAATGAGTTATTGGGTCCAGAAGCTTCTAATCGCCTCGACAAACTAATGAAAACATCAGGGACCATCGCCGATTCGGCTACTAAATTCTTGAATACGAGTCAATCTCAGGTATCTCTTGTAAGTTTAGCTTTTGCTGGCAAGTTAATGTCGGATATCGCTCGGGTATTTTCTGGGGATATTCTCCCTGTAGTAAAAACAGTGGGAACCTTGGTCGCAGTTCGCAAGGTATCCAAGTTGATATCTGATCCTAAGTTTCTTAAATTATTAGAAGAGGCTATTTTAGCATCTAAAACCAACAATCCTCATATCATGGAAAGGGCTGCATCTCGATTAAAAGATGGGTCTAAAATAGCCCTTCGAACAGCAAGCGATCTGCCTTCCGATGTCTCCTCTCCTCAAGACGAATAAGTTTCAAATCAATCACTTGTTGCCTCTCTAATTCTAAGTTGGCAATCTTGCATTCCTCTGCGATCCGATCCTCATCTTTACAAAAATCATAAAACCACTTCCATACTAAAGGGACGGCTAGAAATCCCAAAGGATACCCAAAAAAAAGGCCAACCAGCCCAGATATAATTAAAACACCAATGATGTCTTTAAACATAATCCCCCTATAATTTGACGATATAATACCACAACTGTCATTTAATTCAATTAGCGATCTTTCTTTTATTATTACTAATTTTGATTTGATGTTTCGTGCGTCTTTTCCTTGGGATCTTGGTGTCCTCGGTGTTGATCACAGAAAAAATAAATTCAGAAGGCCGACCATTAGATTGAAACAGACCGTGATATTCGTTCGAGTTGGGTGACCGTCTATAGAATTCCTGACTTTGTCAATCAAAAGAGCGCAAAGGGATGTATCATCTTTTTTGGACTTTTTGGTTAGATCATTTTTCATTTGCAGTCTCCTTGAGTTCTTTGATTCTGTCTTTCACGGCGATACGGATAAATTGGCTCATTGTCTTATGAGTGAGAACACACATGATTTTGAGCTCCGTCCATTCACTATCTGGAATTTCGAAAGTTATCCGTGCCATTTTTGTGCCTATATGTTTTTTGTAATTTTCTCATGAATCGTCTTTAAAAGCGAAAAAAGATTTTGGATTAAAATAAGCTTTACATACATTGAGGTTAAGAAAGAAAAATTATTCAGGAGTTTAAGATGCCAAAATATGCTAGACCAAATTCGTACAACGGAAAACAAGGAACACAAGCATGGACGGGGCAATCTCGTTTCGCCAATGACAGTGAGGCCGCTGACGGAGCAATCACCAACCTAGCTATTTCCCCTTCAACCCTTGCATCTGCCGTAGGATCTTTAGTCCCTCAAGCAACCACAACTGTTTTCGGATCAGTTAAGCTTACTGACTTGGGCGCACCTACAGGCACAGTCGCAACTAAATTCTATGCTGATAACTTGGCGATTGCGGGCGCACCTGCATGGAGTGAAACTGTATCGGGGATTGGTCAATTGGCTACGTCGCTCGAAACAACTACATATACAAATGATAACGTTGCGATTACTCCACTAAAATTAAGTCTAGCTTTTGCATCCCCACCTGCTATGGGAGGCACATTGGCTGCTGCCGGTTTGTTTACAACAATCGGAGCAACGGGCCTTGCATCTTTGAGTGCATCAGCAACCATTACTACAGGCGCAACAGCCTTGAATCTTGCTTCGGATGCTTCAACGGGCGCGGTGAATATTGGTACTGGTGCAGGAGCTAGAACACTGATTATCGGGAACGTTACTGGTGCAACAGCAGTTACGATTAATACTGGAACAGGAGGCATTGCACTTAATACCACTGGTACAGGCGATATGGTATTTGCTTCAGCTGATACAGTATTGATCGATTCAGCGGGCGTTTTAGAGCTTAACTCTTCAGCAGGTGTGATTGGGATTGGTAACGATGCCGTTTCTCAAAACATTAATATGGGTACAGGCGCAGCAGCCCGAACTATCACTCTCGGAAATTCAACTGGTGCAACAAGCATTGTTTTGAATGCTGGTACAGGCGCTCTAAATATTGGAACAAACTTAATCGCCCATACAGTCACCATCGGTAATGCAACGGGTGCTACTGCCTTAGTTCTCACAACTGGTACAGGAAACTTTGTCCTCGATGGGGTTGGTGCTTCTACATACTCTGTGGGGCCATCTACAACCACAGGTACAATCGCAATCGGAGGAACAGCCCAGACAGGGACAACAACTCTTGGATCGTCTTCAGGTACTAATATCGTAGCGATCGGCGCAGGTGAGGGCGCAACTACGATCAACATTGCGAGAGGAGCAACAGCAGCTAAAGTGGTAAATATTGCTGATGGAGCTGTAGCCAACCTTGTAACGATCGGAACTACTTCAGGCGCAGCAGCTTTGACCTTGAAGGCAGGAACAGGTAACTTTAGCCTTGATGGAGCTGCAACTACTGCCTATACATTTGCTCCTTCAACAACCTCTGGACTTATTAATATCGGCGGGACTGGTGCGAATACCGGTACAGTAACTCTATTTGGAGGTACTGGCGCACAGACAGTAAACCTAGCTAACTCTACAGGTGGTAAAACTGTAGCAATTGCAACGGGAGCTGGCGCAAATCTAGTTTCCATCGGTTCAGCTACTGGGGCCGCGTCTCTTACTCTACGTGTTGGAACTGGCAACTATTCTCTCGATGGTGCAGCAACCTCAACCTATGCAACTGGCGCAAGCACAACCACAGGAACTATAACAATCGGTGGTACTGCGCAAACCGGAACGATGACTTTAGGGTCTTCTTCAGGTACTAATATTGTAGCTATCGGAGCGGGGGAAGGAGCTACCACTGTCAATATTGCAGGGGGAGCAACGGCTGCTAAAGTTGTAAATATTGCAACAGGCGCGGTCGCTAACCTTGTGACCATAGGATCTTCATCTGGTGCGGCAGCCATGACTCTCTTGGTTGGGACTGGTAACTTCTCTCTGAACGGCGCAGCCACATCGGACTATACATTTGCTCCTTCAACAACCTCTGGTACGATCAACTTTGGTGGTACTGGAGCGAATACAGGGACTGCAACGATTCTTGGGGGATCTGGAATTCAGGCTATAAACGTCGCCAACTCTACGGGTGTCAAAACTCTACAGATCGCAACAGGAGCCGCGGCGAATATCGTTACTATCGGGTCTACTAATACAACGGCTGCGACTACTATCCAAGCTGGATCTGGCAATGTCAATATAGTAGGAAATCTAAGTTTGCCAAGTGCAGCTACGAAAATTATTTTAAATGGCGGGGCTGCAACTAGTGCGATAGGAACTGGTACTTTGATTGCTGGAACAGTAACAATAAGCAACACAAATATTGCGTCTTCTGACATAATCCTTATCAGCAGAAGCAATTTAAACGGGACTCCCGCTTTAGGATTTTTATCCTATACTATCAGTGCAGGTGCAAGCTTCACTGTAGCTTCGTTTGGTGTGACAGGGGCTGCCGTGGCAACTGATGTAAGTAGCTTTTCGTACATCGTATTCGGCCAATCATGAGTCGAAATAATAGAATAGTCGCCTAGGGGGCACCCGAAAAGTTGTATCCGACAGCCTGGCGAATTTTTAAATCGGAGCAACTACGGAGGTTGTGTGAAAAAAACTAGAGACTGTGTATGCAATAAGATATGAAATGACTATTCAGGCTATACATCTCATTAAAAATCAGAGAACCTGGAAACATGTAATAGGAGAAAAATGATTAAGCAAAAAACCGTCCTAGAAGTAAAAATTGGCGACAGACTGTATGAATTCTGTGTAGCACCTGATTCCCCATTGGGAGAGATCCATGATGCAATTATGCAAATCAAGGGTGATATCGTGGATCGTATGGTAAAAGCATTTAACGACGAAAAAGAAGCCGTTGAAGTCCAGAAGAAGGCAGACGAACAAACAGAGTAACGGAGAAAAATCATGGTATCTAAGGCATCATTTGAAGCAATCAAAACGTTGGCTTTTGGGGGGATATCAGGTGCTTACGCCTCTGTAGGCGTGGCGACTCTTAATCCGGTGCGCGCATTTTGTATTTCAAATAGTACGGCGGGTGATCTTTACTTCACGACTACATTGACTCAAGATGAGATGTTTTTATCTGCGGGGAGCTTTCGCCTCTACGATCTTCAGTCTAACATTAATCCCCAATTTGACGATAAATTTGTATTGCCCGTTGGGACGCAATTTTCTGTGAAACAAATTACGGCTCCCGTATCGGGATCTGTCTACATAGAGTGTATTTACTGATATTGCTATGCTTCAAAGAAAAGATCTAGCCCATGAGTTTAGCCTAATCGTGCAACAAGAAATTATTAACCATAATAATTCTATGTTGGCGACAAATGTGGCAATAGATGGATTTCGGAGAGATCTTTTAGATATTGAAGAAAAAACATTAAGAAATATTGCATCCATGCAAGATAGTTTACGGCAGTATTCCGTCTGTTCTGGGGAAGATAAAGATAAAATGATCGGTTTGGTCAACTCTACAAATAGAGGACTTAGCGACCTATCAAAGAATATTGATTCGTCCTTAAAAAAGATAAATCAAAACTTAGAAAGTCGCTTTTCCTATTTCTTGACGATCGATGGATTCAAAGAATTTGAGAAGAAAGTAGATCAATGGATTTCCAGCTTAAAGGCTCTCTTCGCCGTTCAGAAAGATTATTTTGCGCAAGAAATAAAAAAATCATCAGATTGTTTACTTGGGATGATAGAAAACTACAAAGATGAAATTAATATTCGATTGAATACTCAGAAAATAAATCATCAGGAAATAGAATCTAGTCTAGACGTTTTTGCGATTAATTTTGCTGGCCAAACCAAAGAAATTGAAGTCTGCAAGAAGCGATGCTTTGTGATTGAAAAAAATATCGAGAATTTATACACGCACCTGGAACGGCTGAAATCAGATCAGCGCGGAGGCCTTTATTAGCCAAGCTGGAATTTTAGATATTGAGACTCACAATCCTCAAATCCCAACTCGTTTCGAAACAGATGGAGGAGGCGTTGCGATACCTCTTGCCAATATTTTAGAGGTACTCGGCGGGACTGGTATTGTAACCAGTGGATCAGGAAATACGGTTACGATCACAGCAACGGCCGGATCTGGACTGACTCTTACGGGCAATGATCTGAATGCGATTTCACCTGTTCTTGGTAATTGGAATACAATCGGAGTGGGGAGCATTACAATTTCTGGAGCTGGGAATACTTTATCTACGCAACTCACTGGACTTACAAATCATTCATTGCTGGTCGGCGCTGGAACTTCTACCATTACTAATCTTGGCGTTGCAGGTAATGGTAAAATTCCTATTGGAAGTACCGGAGCAAATCCAGTTTTAGCAAATATCACATCTACTGCCGGGACTATTACAATTACGAATGGGGCTGGAACTATTAACCTAGATCTTGCTGGGGGAGATTTAGGGATTGATTCCTTTATTCCAAATTCCGGTACTAATCCTGTAGTTCCTACCGCGCTTGGTGTTGTTACTAATGTTGGTACGGGAAGTATAACAACGGTTGGATCATTAAATACGATCACTACACAACTAACAGGCCTTACGCAACATGCAGTACTGATCGGAGCTGGAACAGCCACTATAACTAAAGTGGGACCCGTATCCTCAACAGGTGCTGTTTTAATGTCCAATGGTGTAGGTAGTGATCCTGTATTTTCAACTGCTACATATCCTCTCACTACAACCGTATCTCAGGTTCTTTTTTCTTCAGCTACCAATACTGTTTCAGGACTCACCACAGCAAACAACGGGGTTTTGATTACGAGCGCTACTGGAATTCCATCCATTCTAGCTGCTGGGACTACTGGGCAAGTTATGGTTGCCACTACAGGATCTCCCCCTACTTTCGGTACAGCCCTTGTCGCAGGCGGAGGGACGGGAGCAACTACTTTAACTGGTGTTTTGCTTGGCAATGGGACAAGTGCCTTTTCAACCTTAACCTATACTTCTCCAACAAGCTGGACTCCTGAGATACAAATTAACGGATCTAGTGTAGGGCTTACATACACCACTCAAACGGGATCTTATATGCAAATTGGATCTCTTGTTTTTATTTGGATGAATGTATTTCTTTCGGCTAAAGGAGCAAGTGTAGGAAACGTTACTATTTCCAATTTACCTGTAATTACAGGTGCAAGCGGAGGAAGCCAGTCAATCGCTATAGGAAAGTGGCAAAGTGCTGGAGTTGTCAACTTTAGTTACTTAGGATTGTCTTTAAATAACAATTCGGTCGTAGGGGATTTCTTTCTGTCTGCTGGAGAGGGGTTGCAAGGTCCTGTAAATTTACTTAACAGTACTATAAATATAAATTTCGGAATAAATACTACGGGATTTTATTTTACAAATTAAATTGCAAAATGAAAGGCTGCAAGTAGAAATCAGATGTTGACAATCGTTATTTTTTGTCTCATTGGAATTTCTCTTTTCAGCCTCTATAACTTATTTCTGAACTATTAATGGCAGACTATTCGAAAGTAATCCTCCAAGATTCGGAGGAATGTTTTCTGTATTCCTCTGCATCTAGGACAAGATATTTTTCGATGATTTTCTCAACGTCATAGTTTCCTTTTCTCATAGTTTTCTGAATACAGACTTTCCCAATTTTCACTTTGGGGTGATTTAGACCCTCGATCATTTGTTCTTTAAGCTCTTCTTTCTCATCTTCCAGATCAGAGATCATTTGACTAATCACCTTGTATCTGTGGCTCAATGCAAGGCTGTTTAAATCGTATTTCTCTACCCAGTCCATGTCAGAAGGCTCAGGAGGTCTAAACTCGTTCAAATCGGATAGGAACTTCAATTCAACGGCAAGTAGCTCAGATATGCGTTTTTCGTCTCGTGAATGTTTTAGGAATGTTCCGTTCTCTCCATCAAAACTAAAATAAATAACGGAGTCTAGTCCAGAGACTAGGAGCTGATGATCGAGTTGAGGGATGTAATTTTTTGGGATGGTCCCCTCAAGTGCAAGTGTATGAGAAGCTATTCCCGGTACTTTTATCTCGAGAATATGGATCGTTCCGTCTTCTTTTTCCCAGTAGCCATCAAGACTTGCGATGAGTCCGGGATATTTCAGTGATTGAATGAGTGCAGGTTGATAATTTGACTTCATGATTTGATTGACGAAATCCCTAGCTTTTGGTTCGAGTCTCGTCCCTCTTTGCATTGCAGGATTAGAAGGTGTAGAGGTCCCCTCTATTTTAGATGAGAATAACTGTAATCGCGTCATCCAAGGACTCACGCCTAAAACTGCTGCTGCATCGGAGGCTCCGATACGATCTCTCCGAAATTGTAGCCACGATTCGGAACCTTGTAATGAGCACTCCCCTTCAACAATTTTGTAGCTTCTCATTGTGTTTTCTCCGCTTTTGCAGTTTCGACCGCTCTGCGTTTATCGACAGATCTTAAACACGTTTCGTAATTTCTCATAGGAAGAAATCTGAATGCCTCTACTTTAAAAAATGACAATAAATTTGCTCTATAGTCTCCTCCGACATGGATCAACATCGCCTCCAGATCATCGGCCTGTTCAGCAGAAATTAATAATTCTGGCATCTCCGGCACTTCAATGTAGGGAGGAATCTCGATTGCCTCTCTACTCTCGTTCTTAGGGGTGTTCTTTGGCGTTTCTGCCTCGATCTCACCATCGACATAGGCGGTTCCGATTACGTCAGGGAACAGCCTTCTAGCTAGCCTAGAAAGGCATCTTGCAAAACACATATCGGAGGGGTATTTTTCCCATGCGCTCGAGGGTTTTACAAGATGCGCGTTCCGTGCCTCCTCGACAGAAAAGGAAACGGAGCATGTCTCGCCCGTGTCATTTCTAGTTCCCTCGATGATGCACTTCAAGTCTGTGCAATCGATTTTGAGTTTATGTCCAGCTTTTCGGATCATGGAGTTCATCATTTGAGGAGATAGGGTAATTTTACCCATGATATTGGATACACCTCCAAAAATTGCCGACATAACAGGGATCCCAAGTTCTCGGGCATAAATTGCGATAGAGAAAACTCCCGCGTACCCCCCCAATTTCACTACATAATTGCTTTCGACTGCCTGTTTAGCTATCTCTGCGATAGACTCCATTTCTTCACGTGTTGGGATTAAATCGTTTGCCATATTTTCCTTGTTGTTGTTTTTAATACAGGACCAATATACAATCCTCAATGTATTCCGTCAACAGGCGGGTTTTGTATTCAAGGAGAAAAATGAAACTTAGAGAATGGATGGATAAGAGAGACATAAGTGTAATGGATCTCGCTTATATTTTAGGAGTGTCTCGCGGACACACATACAACGTTTTGAAGGGGATAAAAAACCCTTCTAAAAAACTATTAGATAAAATATCCAAATTTACATATGGAGAAATATCCTCAATAGAGGAGGTAAGGGAAAGCAACGAAGGAAACGATGGCTAAAAAAGGTGCACCAGCGTGCGTAAATGTAAACAACAAAAACACAGCGACTTGCACGGAGATTAAAGATCCTCCTCTCAAGACTTTTTCTGTTGTTTGGGGGATAAATGACCTGGAGGAAAGGGAGCAACTGATCAAGGCGCACTCCTTCCGTGACGATCTAGGATGTTTGTATATTTACAGAGAGATCAAAAGAAAGTCGGTTTTGACTGCCATGTTTAGAGATTGGGTAAGTATCGTTGAGGTGATCGAGTGAAGCCACTTGGTATTGCGCTCATATTTTTTTTGAAGTGTTTGGAAATCATTAATGCGCGCCCGGTGGATCTCCGTCTTCCAGATTGTCTATATATTTTTTAGATTTGTAGCCAACGAATATAACAAATGCCACGAAGAAAAAGATAAAGGCGATTTTCATGTTATTCTTTTTACCTCTTCTTGAGCCAGCCAACAAGGAGTTATGCCTAGACCGAGAGCAAGACCCTCTACTTTCTTTTTGGAATTTGGATACATCTCGTGATCAAATTTTGTTTTTCTTTTTTCATAACTTTCCTTCTCAGTCAAAATAAATATCCGCCTCTGTGCGAGGAGTGTCGGAATATCGTTTGTAAGCGTAGAAATGCGTGATTTGATTATCATCGTATATGATGATTCCTTTAATGCAATCGAAAAAAAACTTTACACAGTTGTCGAGGTCAGGTTTTTTTGTGTGAAGAATTTCCGTCCCTAGCATTTTCACGCGCTTTTTTTTTGAAGTGGTCTTTGGAATAGGTAGGTAAAAAAAAAGCTGAGCGGATACGGGGCCTCTATAGATTTCTCCTTGATACAGGCTCGATACTATCGCTCTGGAAGCGTTTTTTTCCTTGTCTTTTGGATTATACGCGAACCCGGCTCTCATTACTCTTGAAGGTGTCCATGCTGTAGGGACGAGGGGTATGACAAGGGAAATTTTCATTGTTCGTGAATATCAAATATATATATATGGGTGCAATGCCTTCCTATTTCCTAGGCATTTCTTGTCCCTTTTAGTCGACTTATTTGGAGCAAGCGAGTAAGCGCATCCCTGACACCACATCATGCACTGAACGCCGTTTGTATGCGTATTGCAGGCTTGCTGGGTATTCTGCACACCACAGAGCAAGCACTTGAAGTTTTCCATAGTAAATATTCCATTAATCGTTGTATTGGATTATACAGGATTGCCGAAATTTAGGTAATCCGATGCCGCCAAAACGAGGACCCAAAAATCTGTTCCTAAAACAAATCAATCGATGCCCACAATGTCGCGAGCATTTTAGGCGTGGGTATGCACGCGTTGTTTTTAAGGACATTCTCGAGTGTAAAAGTTGTGGATTCATTTGGGTCGCGCGTTCGATGCAAGAATTTGAGAAATGGTGTTGCGCGTGAATTTTCCTCCTTAATCTTCCACCTATAAACAACATTCAACTTATTGTAAATTAACTTGTTGCGATTATTTTCGCTTGAGCATTCCCGATCACTCGATCTTCTGATAAAGATGGGACTGCATGAGAAATAGAGTCGCAATTAAATTGTTTTCTATGTATAATAAATTACGTTTAAAAAAGGGGAATATGGCAACACTAACTATCAAAGAAGCGTGCGAAAAACTGAAGATCACAAAAGCGGCGATCCATCGAGCGATCGTCTTGAACAGGCTTCCGGCAATCAAAATTGCTAAGGAGTGGAAAGTTCAGGCTCACTGGATAATTGACTCTGAGGATTTGAGCGCCTATGTCAAATCAAAATACGATCGGAGTCACTCCCGAATTAATGGGGAGTTAAGATTCGACATCAAAAAAGGCGAAATGTCTGCGGAAACAGCGGGGCAGATTTTGGGAATCCCTACACAAAAAGTCTATTACAGGATTAGGGCTGGAGAGCTGAAGGCATCCAAAAAAATGAGTTCCTACATTATCAGCATTGAGGCTTTGGAATCGTTCAAAAAGAAGTTACGACCCTGATGGGAGAGATCGTTCCGTTCCAGCAAATGCCACTTCGCGACTATCAAGACGAGTGTCTTAAGGCCGTCATCTCTAAATATCGAGAGGGTGTCCGTCGCCAATTGGTTTCCATGGCGACAGGCGCGGGGAAGACGGTCGTTTTCGCGCACTTGATCAAGCTCTACAAAAATCCTGTTCTGGTTCTTGCGCACACCAACGAAATCTTGGAGCAGTCTCGGGACAAAATCAGAATGATTTGCCCGGGGCTGGATGTTGGGATTTTCAATGGAAGCAGCAAAGAGGTGAGTAGTCATATTGTTGTGGCCAGCATTCAAACGGCGAGACAGAAAAAATCATTGCTCTGTCTCGTCTCCAGGGATTTTGGGTTTCTCATTGTTGACGAGGCCCATCATTCAGCCGCCGATTCGTATCGGGACGTTATCAATGAGCTTGGGTTTCACAAGGGAACGCAAAAACTTCTCATTGGATTCACGGCGACACCATTTCGCCAAGACAACAAAGGCCTCGGAGAAGTTTTCGATTGCCTTGTTTTTGAAAAGACTCTCAAGTCTCTGATCGCGAGCGGTTATTTGTGTCCTCCTTGGGGTATTATGGTTTCCGCAAACCTTGATCTGAGCGAGGTCGCCTCAACAGCCGAGGATTTCTCGCCAGTTGGGATGGCTGAGTTAATGGATACGGAGCCGGTGCGTAAACTTGTGGTCGAGGCGTATCTTGAGCATGGGAAGGATCGTAAGGCCATTTGTTTCGCGTGTACAGTCCAGCACGCATATAGTCTGACTCGTGCTTTTCTATCGGCAGGAATACGCGCAGAAACGATTCACGGAGAAACGCCGAAAGAGGAAAGAGATCGGATTCTCAAGGCGTATCAATTCGGGGACGTTCAAGTCCTTTGCAATTGCGCAGTTTTGACAGAGGGCTACGATGCTCCCTGTACGGCCTGTATCATCGTTGCAAGGCCTACAAAATCGAAAGGGCTTTATCAACAGATGGTTGGGAGAGGTCTTCGTCTCTATCCAAACAAACGCGATTGTGTAGTCCTCGATTTTAACGATCGGAAGGGGTCTCTTTGCAGTGTTGCGAATCTCGGTTTGGATATTGAAGTCATACCGAAACAAGAAGAAGCAGAAGAAGACTACGAAAGTGAATCGTCTGATGCATTGCCCGAGCATCTTAATAAGAAGTTAAAGGCATCTTATTTAGAAATGAATATGTTTGGTGAAGAATTTAATTGGAAGCGTGAAGGAGAGGTATTTTACATGAAGGGCAACGGGGGACTTGTTCTTTCGATTACTCCGAGTGAAGAGGGGCATACCGTTGTTGCTGAAACGCCGACAAAGAAACAGATCGTGGCTAAAGGTTTTTCTTTTGATTATGCCTTTGCGATGGCGGAAGATTTCGTAAAGAGCCACAGAGCCGAGTTTGTCCTTTCGGATAAGAGCGCTCCTTGGCGCAGTCTACCGATCTCAGACAAGCAAATAGCTATCTTCCATTCAAAGGGTTACAAGCTAGGAATTGACGAGTTAACGAGAGGGCAAGCGAGCGATTTGATCTCAAGCGGAGCGCTCAGCAGAAGAGGAGATAGGAGTTGAAAGAAATGATCTGAAGGAATACTGTTTTTTTAAAAGAAAACCCCCAAGCCTACGACGGAAAGGGGTAATCTAAAACATTATTGTAAGCTTCGATTATGTTACTGAAGTCCGGGATTAAAAACCAACTTAAGTAAAGATTGCCTTTTTTCAAATATTCGGTACGGGGTCTTCCAACCAAAAAGGAGACCTATGAAAAATAATACGTCATTAATAGAAGCTAACTTATCCATCACCATAAAAACAACTAAGCACGACAAAGATCATCCTTATGTGAAGATCTCAACGAAAATGATACGAGACAGATCTATCTCTCCAAAATCTAAGGGTATTCTTTGTTATTTCCTTTCACTTCCAAAAACATGGGAAACTCATCCCAAGGAAGTAGCTCGCTCATTGGGTATTAGCAAAGATCAGGTTTATACAGCTTTAAATGAGCTATTAAAAGAGGGGTACTCATTTAAGAAAGAAGTCAAAGGGGAGAAGGGAAGGTTTGGATCTATTATTTATGAATTCTACGAGGAGAAACTTCCTTTACATGAACGTTTTAAAGAAAAGACTTTACATGAACGTTTTAAAGAAAAGACTTTAAATGAACGTTTTAAAGAAAAGAGTACCGTGTCGGCAAAACCGGATCCGGACTTCCCGGATCCGGACTTCCCGGATCCGGATATCCCTCCTATAGTAAATATTGACCCTAGTAAGAAACCACAAACAAATTCTTCTTCCTCCTCTCCTCCTTCGGAGTCGCGGAGGGATGATGATGATGAAAAGATGGTCGGTTCTTCTGAAGAGAAGATTCCTAGAAATCCTAAAAATGCAAAACCTCTTTCTGGCGAACAGAAATGGAAAAATAATGCAATATCTCAGGGATATTCCGAAAAAGAAGCCAATCAAACATGGGAAAAATATATTAAGATGCCCCCTGGGACGGTCAAACACCCCTCAGGATGGTTAAAGAGAGATTTGGAATCTGCTCAACTTACTAGCGACAAAGAAGAAGAACTTTCTTTTCGAGGGAAATCTCGGGCATCTGACTTAGAAAAAGATTTTATCGCTAAGGAAGTTTCTCAAGCCGAATCAGCGAAGGAAGCGATTAAGACCATAGCAACAAACAAAAAGATCCTAGAAGGCTATAAAGATATACCGTGGATTGACCTCAAGAAATCTGACAATGGCAATGAATATCTTATCCTACTCTCATCGGAAAGATCCTTGAATAATACTTCCGTTTCTTATTGTGATCCGTTCCTGCCATCTCTTTTAGAAAGATTTGAGAATGAATGGGCTAGAGAAAAAATTACTTCAGGTTGACTTATTTCATAAGAATACATATGATTCCAGGGAAAGTATTAACAATGAGGGTATGAGTGAAAATAGAATCCGCAGGGCTTCAGGAAAGAAACGATAAGCAGATTTTAAGAATTGCCAATTTGCCGAACTATTTAAAGCTTGAAATTATCCTTGCTTGGTCGGTCGGGAAACCTAATTTTAATCCAAATTTTCCAAACAGTTGTCTGAATCAGATTTGTCGAGGCCTTTCTTTGTCAGTAAGACAAATAGCTGTTATCGACAAGATTTTGATCAACCATGAGATTTGTATCGATTCGTGGCGGGATTCCGATCTTAGAAAAAGAGCGTTAAATGATTTTTTCCGTAGTCGTCCGTTTTTTCACTATTGCGAATCAGGTTCCGCGGAAGAGAGATATGAAGATCGAGCTCTAACCCCCAACGAATGCAGAGCGGAATAAATGAAAACAGAAGCTTTTGATATCGAGGTTGAGGCACGAGTTCTTGGAGGTTGTTTGAAAAGTTCGGATTGGGCTGGGCAAGTCATTTCGGAAGTGGTCGTAGGATATTTCTTTTGCTCCAGGAACGCTTCATTGTACTCAAAAATCAATTATCTTTACGAACATGAACTTCCAGTCACACCAGAGAACATAATTGCCAGAATCGACTCTAAAGACGATTTGATGATGGCTCTATCGACAGTCCTTCAGCTGGCCTCCACGGGATTCAGTCTCTCGGACTTGATCTCAACGCTCAAAGAGCTTTATATCAAACGCGAACTCCAGAGGCTTTTTGAATTGCTTGAAGGGCAGATCAAGACAAAAGAGCCTGACGGGCTACAGGTTCTCAGAAAGGTCGAGGAGGGACTCTTCCAAATATCTCAAGGCAACGAAGGGAAAATCTTCAAAAACATCAAAGAACTCATCGAGACTCCCGAGCACGCTTTAAAGCTCTATCAAGCCCGCCAGCAGCTATTTATGGAAGGCAAAACGGCCATTAAAGGAATTCCTACAGGATATCACGACCTCGATGCGCTTGTTGGTGGTTTCTGCCCAGGGCATTTAATGATTGTCGGTGCTCGCCCGGGGATGGGTAAAACTACATTTGCTCTGAATCTAATCGAAAAGCTCCTCGACAAAAACATTCACTCGCTCTTCTTTAGTTTGGAAATGCCAGCGAACGAAATTATGGAAAAGTTTTTGTGCCAAGTTGCTGAAGTCGAGTTCTCTAAGTTCTCTCAAGGCTCTTGCCAAGGGGCTGATTTTCAGAAAATGGTCGGCGCATCAGATAAGCTCATTAAAAAGAATACGATCGTTATCGATGATCAGCCCGCCCTCTCAATCGACAAGATTCGTATCAGGGCGATGAGAGCAAAACGACTCTATGATATCAAGGTAATTTTCATTGACTATGTTCAACTCGTTTCTTCAAACAGAAAAGGAATAGATATTCGGCATCTTGAGATAGCCGATATTTCTCGAACGCTTAAACAACTTGCAAAAGAATTGCAGGTTACGGTTGTAGGTCTTTGTCAGCTCAATCGCGAAACCGAAAAGAGGGAATCTAAAATTCCTTTCATTTCTGATTTGAGAGAGAGCGGATCTTTGGAGGCCGATGCCGATGAAATTATTTTACTGCATCGCCCTGAAATGTATGATCAATACGATAGCCCGGGGCTGATTCATCTTCTATTAGCAAAAAATCGCTTTGGAGCTACGGGCGTAATTAAGTTAGTCTTTCAAAAAGAAATTGGAGCCATGAAATCTTATGCAAACCCTCTCAAGCACGGTGCTACCGTATCTCAAACTGTACATGACTCAGAAGCTTCCTACAATCGTCTTTCAAAGAATTTCAATCCTGATGAATGATCCATACGAATCTCTCGCAAGAACGATTCAAAGGCTTTTACTAGAAGGAAAAGAGGTCAGCGCAGAGAACATTTTCCTTGAGACAAAGAGTAAAGATCAGCTCTTGCAATTCATGAATCTCTGGGATACACTGGATTCAGAAAATCCAGAATGGAAAGACGAAGATTTTGTAGATCAAAAGAAAACCTAAAAACGAAAAAAAAGGATATCAAATATATGTCAAATATCAAATTTGTAAGTTACGAAGCTTTTCCAGAAGATCAATATGTAAAAGAATTAGTTTATCTCTGCATCGATGATAAATATCGGGTCGCATACACGCGCAAGACGTCTAAGATGGGCGGAATGTTTTGGAGCGTACCTACCGTTGGAGCAACCAAAGGCGGAGTTAAAGTCTATTTCGAATCCTTTCTACAGGACTCTTCTTTTCTAGAAAAAGATATCAAGGCATTTCTTGAAATGAGATCATGGGAGTCCCCTAAATCGGTTCCGGCCAGGGCTTCAGCACCCACTAAAACTGCATCGTTCGATGAAAAATTTCCTTTTTGAGGTGTCAAAATGAAAGAATACTTTTCATTTGAATCACCAGATCATACGGAGAAAACACATGACTGAGAGTAGGGGCTTCTATTTATGGCTCTTGTGTGGCTTCCTTGCAATTTGTCTTGTGGGTGGTGTGGTCACATGCCAAAGCGATGGATCTTCCAAGAAACACCCCGAGGAATGCGTTCTTGAGGGATCGGTGGAAGTGATCGTAGCGCAAGAAATCTCTCCTCCTCCGCAAATTACACACCTGATCCAAAAACGAAGGGAAAGAAAATGGTGAGAAGTTGAAAAAAACATTAATTAATGTGAATGGTAGAAAAGAACACGAGGACTGGTTAAAAGATCATGCAAAATGTATAGCTCACGGGCTAGATCCTGTGTATGAGACAATGATTTATCTAAAAAGATGGGGAGGGTGGCTTAATGGAAACAATATCAAGGAGTGAACCCTCCTCATCAAACTCAATGTCCTCAGGTTCCTCAAAATCCTCAGGAAGCAATCCTTCCCACCAATCCATCATCGACATAAATCGTTTCATCTCGTAAGATGAGGCCGTGTAATCCATATACACACCTCGTTGTTAGTTATCCTCTCCGTTCATACACAGTCGGAGAGGAATTTTTTAATCCATTCTTCTATCTGATATCGCAACTCTTCCAAGTACTTGATCTGTCTCTTGTAAGCGCTATTTGTCCCCAACGTATAACCTACCGAAAATGCCAATGCGGCAAATAGGAAGATTGGTATGCAGAAAATAACCATATGTAAAAAACTCACTTCTCTACCTCAAGGTGCGGGATCAACTCAATCTTAAATCCAATCGACTCAAGCAAATCCATTTCTAGCTTGGTGATGGTGTGCTCTTTAATGCGCTTGTCTCGCTGGAGAGATGCGATCGTTCTCGATATTTCACACTTAGGCCAGTAATAAACTTTCCCGTAATTCCTACGGGGTTGTAATATCATTTTCATCGTGGTACCTTCATCTCGATTGCTGTTTTCAACATGGAAATAAAAGCAAATTGTGCATTCGCAGATAGGTCTTCAAGATTCATTTTTTCCTCTCTTCAATTGCACAGAGTCTTCCATGGAAATCTTTAGATTCGGCCTCGATCGCTCTAACTGCATCGATGAGATCCCTTCTCAACTGTTTGCTATCCTTCTCAAAGGAACGTCTGTCACTAGTCGATTCTGATCGACTCCACAGAAAGAGCCCCGCAATGGTGACTAAAAGTATTAAAAATTGTGCCCATTCCATTATTTTCTCCCCATTTTATCCAGTCTCTTCCAAATCCTTCCTAGATCATCTCGGAGCTTCTCAACGGAATCACTCCCATGTCTACGATCCTCATTAGCTTCTCCCCTTGTCCACAGGAACATCGTAAGCATGCATCCTACAATGGTGAAGACTCCAAAACAAATCGCTATGATTAATCCTATACTATTGTCCATCTCGTTCCTCGTTGTTGTGTCTACATCATGACACTGTCACACAATTCGCGCAAGTCAGAAACTTAATTTTAATGCAGA